TCAAGGGCACTGAGACGAAGCAAATGGATTAGGTTTAAAAACCTGAAATCGGGCAATGGGGGAAAGGCGGGAACGGGAAATTTCGTCTTCGTAAGGAGACGGAGAACCCAGTGCCTCGCCAATCCCCGATCCGAGATCGGGCGAACCCAAAACTGTTTCGGCGGCAGTAGCTTGGTAATGACCTGGAAAGTGATGTCGACATCGAGGGAATTCATCAGATCGAGGTTCATTATTCGAGAAAGATACGACATCCGACTGACCCAAGGGTCGTAGGGTAGTTCGTTCGAATTCGGGACATAATGGACTTTCGGATGGATGAATTGAAATTCGGAGGTCGTGTTCACCAATTTCACAAACGTTTTACGGATTCGGTCCTGGCTCAATAGTTTGTCCTGGCTACATTCGATCGCGAACAGCGATAGAGATGGGTCATTGGCAAACTGAGCAGCGACGAACCGTTGTTGTTTCGTGATTTTAAGATCAGAAGGGGCGTATTTGACATCGATGCCAAATCCACCCAAGTGAGCGGGGAGATACCAATTGGGTTGAAAGGTCTGACTACGTTGGACCTTCAGGTTTCCTACAATCGGGTCGAACCGTCGGAGAGATAGTGGGATCGTGCAGGCTGCCCATTGACAGTCGCGGACCATCTTATTAATAGATGTCGCGATTTGGACAGGCGTTGCATTGGATTCCCCTTTCTTGACGCCGAAGCCGAAAGTCAGCCGCTGGTTAAGATAACCGATGCGGCGTACCTGCCCCCCAATCACCCTAAAGAGCTGTGAATTAATCATACAGGTATGGGGTGAGAGATAGTTTTTTCCTAAAGAAACTTTTAGACCCGCTTCTCCGGCGCACCGAACGAATATTTCGTAGAATGCGGGGGGACAGCGGAACAGCATGTCATCCCCATTGACTAGTACATTCCGCCTCATAATTCTGGCGTACTTTGCAGTCAGCGGGGAGGGATCCTGTTTCGTCCACTCTGTCAGAGCCCACAGGTAAACTGATAGGTTGACCAGACAAAGAATCGGAAAGGAAAGGGGGTGACCCATTGGCTGCCCGTCGATGTGACGAATGAATTCTTTCTTATAGCGGGGGGGATCTGAGTTGGGTATTAAAAAATTGTACTCAGCGATCCCCGGCGCAATAGAAAGTAGAGCGAGATCCCGTAAGGGACAGTCACCTAAGGCGGAGAGAGCGACGACTGTAGCGTGCTTTTTGAGCAAGTCGGTCGCAGCTTCATAGTCAACTGAGCACCAGAGGAATTCCGATGGAGTGTTCTGGTGGATAGATGATACAGCCTTAGTCAGATCGTCGTGAAGCATTGTGGAATGTTTATTATGTTTCCATCGATTGAGCATAGCACCTTGTAACGGCTGCAATGCCGTATACAAGTTTCCATCGCCCTTCGAGATGATGCGGAACTTGGAGGGTTCCGCGATTGCGACGACGGATAGACGGGTAACGGGAGTCGATACGAATCCCAACTCATCTAACTCCTCTTCATGCGAAGAGTCGTTGGCGTCGCGGCAGGCTTTTAAGAACATCTCGCGTCTCCAATTCGAGGCGGCATGATGAAGTTCGTGGACCTTTGAGAAATCTATCGATTTAGGTCCAAGTTCCATAGACATAGACGTGAGTCCAGTAAATGGGTCATGTGCAACGTGAGATCGTGGGCCGAAAGACGGCGCGATCGGGATAGAGCGAGAATAGGTTGGTTCCTTGAGGGAAGAAAAGAGTGCAGTCGAACCGCCTTCACGGCGGGATTTCTGTATGCACGCACTTCCCGAGGGCATGAACTTATGGAACTCGGTGGTATCAATACCGCTGAGAACCACACTCGAGACGCTGAATAATTGTTGTTCAAGTCCCGAGGGTAAGAGTCCATGATGTGTCGAGAAACGTTCCATGTGCTTGCGAAGAGCTTCCTCCCGACAAACGGGGGGGAGTTCTGGCCAGGATTGCTTCGCTCCTTTTTGCAGGGAGTAAATGAATCCTACATCGCCTCTAGCGAGCGCACGTAGAACGTTCCGACGTAACCAACCGGAGAACAGAGAGACCCCCCCTGGAATAAAATCTGGGCGGGTGGGTCGTTGACTGTCCTGAAAAGCCTTCGCTAGAAGCGTATCAAGAAAGTATTTGACGTAGGTCTGTACCTTCTTACCATCTTGCGAGGTGACGGATACGATTGATCGTAACATATTTTGAAACGAATCAATCATCCTCGTCCACTCTTTCGGATCTGTAATCCAGCTATCTCTAGTAGATAGCCTTGCCAGGAATGGCAGAACGAGTGAACGAAGAACCGTGACAGTGTCCGAATTAACGGACAGGGCAGTGAGGGGATCTAGAATTTCCCTCATTGCCCGATACAACATGTTCTCCACAGAACGGGAATTGTTACATTCCCGTTCCATTACATGCTGGGTGACAGGCGTATCACCAACGCTGCCGAAGAGCCAGTCAAAGAGGGTGGGTTTCCCCCCCGCTTCGACAGTCTCCGGTCGCGACCGTGGTCGCCCGAGCGGATTCAAGGCATTTTTCGAAGTGTCTGCTTTCCG